TGATCGGCATCACCTGCATCATAGGCAGCTTTATATTTACCCTGTGCTTGGGCAAGTGCCATTTCTGCGTTTTGTTTAGCCGTGCCAACAAGAAGTGTCGTGTGTTCGCCCAGATTTTTCTTGAGATGCCTATTCTCTTCAATAATCTGCTGGGCAAACTTCAAAGCCTCTTCACGTTCACGCAAAGCTGCTTCTTTAGCTCGGCGCTCATCGTGGTATCCGTGCGACAGTTTCTTAATACGTTTCTGTACACCTTCGTCGTATTTAGAAAGCTCGTCATCGGTTACTTCATTGACAGGCTCTTCAAGCGGTTTGCGTCCTTTATCAGGATCGGGCGTGTCGTCAACGACTTCTATTTCAAACTCAACGTCGTCTTTAGCCTTCTTTTCAGGCTCACGTTCGTCTGGAAATTTATATTCCACCTTTTCAAATTCAGCCATATGTCACCTCACGCACGTTGAATGCCACGGGGGTCTTCGACCACCGCTTCAACGGAATCATCGTTAATAATCCGAAACTCGCGGTCGTGAATCTTGATGCGAGTGCCGGTGTTGGCACGGGTAATAATGAAATCCCCTGGTTTACACCACGGTCCCGTGGGGAATCGGTTCTGATCGGCATACGCCATATCACCAAGTGCTACAACGAAGAGCACGTTACTTAGTAACTCTTCAAACTTGACGGTAGCGTCTGCTTTAATAATCCCACTATCAAATTTATTTTCGATGTTAGGTAAGGTGCAAAGAATCTTGTACCCCTTAACAATCGGCAATTGCTTGGCTTTTAGCTGAACATCTTCAATCACAGCTTGAGCTGTATCAGTCATTTTCAAATTCCTCATAACGTTGCACAAGGTCTTGTACTTCCATCCTTGCACGGCGCAGACCTTGGATTACGCCACACAAATTTCGATATTCAGCAAAGTCTTTACAGTTTCCTTCAGCCATCGCCTCACTTACTTCCCGCTCTCGTTCTTTGAGCCTGTTAAATAAGTGATCCAGCATTTGCCTTTCATGGGTCATTCAGTTTTCCTTTTTGCCATCGCTGTTTTAAGTAAATCGGCCTGAATCTTTTTATCAGCCTGTCGGTTCTGATTCATTAACCGCACATTCTCTTTCTGTGCATCAATCTGGATGCGCTTATCCTCGTTCTGCAACCTAGCGGCTGCAAGTGCGGTGTCGGCTTGGTCTTTCTGAGCTTTGCGCTGCTGCTCCATCATCTTGATCTGAAGCTCTTGTTGCTGCAATTGAACCAGCGGATCTTGAGCAACTGCCTGTGCTTGCTGCTGTGCAGCTTGGGCTTGGTGTATCTGTAGAACTTGCTGGGCTGCTTCTGCTACGTACTTAGCCATCGCCAGCTCTTCGGCTTCAGACACTTCCTGATCTGGCCCAGGCAACGGAGCACCCACACGCTGTTCGATTTCTTGACGGTATCTAAACCCTAAGTGCTCGGCAACGTGAGCCATCATCGCACCCTGCATCTGCTGCGCCATCGGGTTTTGTCCTATGGTCTGCATAATGCTTGGGTCTTGCAAGAAGGTCATATGTGCTGTGATGTGCGCCTGATGATCCTGATAAATGAACGCTTTTAGCGGTACACCTTTGAGCACATTCATGTTCTCGGTTATAGGATCTTTGGGCTTCTGGTCATCAGGCAGGGGTACTAGTTTGTCGGCGTTAGGAATACCCAGCACATCCAACATCTGCCTATGAAGGCGAGGCATGTCATATAACTGAGGCGCACCTTGGGCTAGTTGTAAAGCGGCTTGATACTGCACAACCCGCTGAGCCATCGTCGAGGCGTTGGGGTCAGACACAGGAATAACTTCTACGATGTCGTAGTCCTCAGCCTTAACCTGCGGTGTGCCATCCTGCGGCACGTAGCTGTAATCAGGTGAGGTGTACTCCCTGATAATTTCTTTGAGCAGCTTAAACTCTTCTTTCATCGCCGCATGGATGCGAGCCTGTACAGCACCCATCGTTTTTAACTGCCGCTCAAGGAGAGCCAGCGTCGTACCCACCGGAGCCTGACTCGACATATCGCTGATCTTCATATCAGCCATACCACTGAGTCTTCGCGCTTCTTCGGTGATTTGGTTTAGTAAGGCGAGGAGAACCTGACTAGGTTCTTTGTAAGGCAACGGCAGAATGTTGTCTCTGATCGCACCCCCCGGCACATCGACATCTCGCCATTCACCCGGAGCGATAGGGGTGTCATCGCCTTTGATCCTCAGCCCACGAGCCTTTAACCCACCGGGAAGATTAGAGAGCGAACCTGCATCCACCAACTGACGGATCAGCATGGTGCCTGCTGTGGCGTAGCCACCGATAATATGTATTAACCCGAAGCCATAAGCACCAAACCCAGGGATGTACATATAGTGCACAAAGTGCTGCCGCGCACGTTTCTGAGGGTCGTCTTCTTTATAGTTACGTCGTATAGCCAGAACTTTGTTGGTATTTTTGTCGATAGTAATGACGTAGGGCAGTGGCAGTTCTTCCTCATATCCCGGCAAGTCATACTCGATATGCACCTCGCATATCTGATACCGCTCATCTTTAGTCGGCTCTTGGCCTTCTTTCTGCGCCTTGGCTTTCTCAATATCGGTCTGACTAGCGTAAGGCTCACCAAGATCAACATCCCGATAAAACCCACTTACCTGTAACTTCTTAACGTCATTCTTAGTCTTACGCATGATGTGCGTAAGGCGGTCTGTACGTCTAATATTTGTTACACCATAAGGAAGAATGACATCTTCGGCAGGTACATAGAACGAAACTTGACGTTCTAACGATGGGTCGTAGTAGACCTTCTTAAATGACGAACCTGCCAGCGCAACACCCCATAACGCACGCTCGTGCTCTGACCGATACTCAGGCATCTTGTCAGTTAGCTGATAGTTCATATCAGCCTTCACGCGCTTACCTGCTTCCTCGATCTCAGGGGTAAACTGACCAATGATCTGTGTCTTTACGGGGCCAGCAGCCGGGAATGTCTCCATGATGGACTCGCTTTGGAAGCGAATCGCTGCTTCAGTTAGCAGTGTTGAAAACACCCCACAAGCACCATCCCAAGGCTCAGTTACCTCGTCATAACGTAGGCCCAGCACATCCAAGCCCTTAACATAGGTGTCGGCCCAATCCTTACGCGAAGTAATGTCCGCTTCAACCATCTCCATCACATCGCTAGCAACTTTCTGTAAGTCACCTTCTTTCATGAACTCGGCTAGATTAGAGTCAAACTCTTCTTCCTCGTTTTCATCCCCCGGCTCAATCTCAAGCTCAAGTCCACCTACACCAATCGTTACGGATTCAGGGTCTTCGATCTCAATCTCAATAGGTGCTTCTTCAAGTGCCAAGGCTTCAAGTCCTTCGGGCATCTCGTACAGTGCTTTATCAATAGCCATGATTCATTCCTAATTCAAGTAGTAACCGCGCTTAGCGCCACGGAACCCACGGAAGTATTGCACCTCATCGGGCTCGTCAGTGGGAAGACGTAAGAAGCCACCATTTCTAAAACGTGCTAATGCTAACGTAGATGCGTCCACATAGTCATCATGCTCGCCTGCGGGAAAAGCTGCAATCTCATCGATTAATTCTTCTGCCCATCTGGTGTTCGGCACCCACACCCGCCCCGACTGAATGATGTCGGATACTGAATTAAGTCTAGTTATCTTGTCGTTGCCCTTGCTGGGGGTGAACTCTGACACCGGCACACCCATACGACGTAGCTCTTGGTAAAGCGATATACCTGATACCTTCTTCTCCACAATCAGCGCATCAGGTTCGTACTCCTTATGCAGCTCAAGCACTTTCTTTTTCAGCTCAAAGAACTCAAGCCTTGCTTTATAGGCATCTAGAAGAATGATATTTGTCTCACCCTCCTCAGTTGTCCATACACCCCACGTTGTGCACGCTGAATAGTCCGAACGAGTAGTCGTTTCGTACGCCGTATCCCACGACTGAATAATGAAATCGCATCTTGGGGGGTCATCTTTCTCCCAAAGCTTCCACCATTCGCGCTTAACGATGGCACCTTCTTCAGAAGTTGGCTGTTGCTGGTACTGAGCCTGCCATTTTGAGTTAGGAAGCTCCTCTTTTAACGCAGAAAGCTCGTCTAACGACCAAAATTCAGGCCAAAGTGGGTTCCCAGAGGGCAAAATCGCAGGAAATTCGATCACTTCCCACTCATCACCCCCTCTTTGCAGTGAATTTTTGATAACTTGACCCGTTAAATCCCTCAAACCCCACCGAGTCATCACAATAACAATCGATCCCCCCGGTTGCAGACGCTGTCTTGGGCCTGATGTGTACCACTCATACACTTTGTCGTAGATTTCTGGGTTGGTTGCAGCCAGCGCAGCCTCTTGTTCTGAGTGTGGATCGTCAATAACTAGCAAATCCGCACCCTTACCTGTCACTGCACCACCTACACCGATAGCAAAATACTCACCAGCCTTGTTTGTGTTCCATCGACCGGCAGCTTTGGAGTCGGCTTGCAGCGAAACACCGGGGAAAATCGTCGAATAAACATCAGAATCCACAAGATTTCGCACTTTTCTACCGAAGCCAACCGATAATTCTGCTGTGTGCGCTGTCTGAATAACCTTCTTATTAGGAAACTTCCCTAAAAACCAACTTGGTAAAAGGTATGAAGCAAACTCTGATTTAGTATGGCGGGGCGGCATATTAATAATTAACCGCTTTGTTTTACCTTCTGCCACTCTTTCAAAAGCAGCAGCCATTCTAAGGTGGTGCCTGCCTGATATAAATGTCGGCCAAACTTTCTGCACGTATTTAATAAATTTAGTTTGTGCAAGCTCGCGTTCTTTTAGTTTTTCATATAATGCCAGCTCTGCATCAAACTTTCTTTTTTCCGAATCAGAAAGCTTCGGAAGTACTTTCTTTACATCAGTTAAAGATAAATTAGTAAACCTATGCTGCATTATCTTCTTCTTTATCTTCTTCTGTTGTCTGTTCTATAATTTTGGGTTCTAAAGCAGGTGTACCTAACTGAGCATCTAAATCATCAAGCGGCACAACATCGACTGTATCTGAATGCAGCAGCCTTTTAATTCTTTCAGTAATTGATACTTCAATGTCATTAGAGTTTTTATAATGCACAGTTACTTCACTACGTTCAGTGAATATACCAATATCGCTGTGCTTTCCTAATAACTCCAAAGCTTTAATTTCAATCTTTGGGTCGCCGCACGTACATAATTCCACAAGCCTATTAGTAATAAATGTTCTGGCTTGTTGTGCATCATTAATAACCTGATGGTCGTACTGCGAAAGTATTGCAGCTAACTTAATAGCTACCCCTGGTTTAGTAACTGTCTTTTCAACACGTTGTGTGCCCTTGATTAACGCTTGGGCTTTGTGTTCGTCTTCGGGGCTGAAGTCTAATGACCCACCTAGCTGCTCAATAAGTGCCGCAGTATTTGCAGCGACAGCAACTTTGTCTTTATCTGTTGCCGGTACTTCTGGGTCCAGATCGTATGGGATGGGGTGCTCTGCGGTTGGTTGTACTGTAATCACGGGAATAGGGGCACCGAGATTGAGATGCCCGCAACTGTATATATAAATACTGGGTTTGTAAAGAGGAGGTTGGGACTCCTGACGGGGGGTGTTTCTATATAGAGGGGGTGGGGGTATTACAAAGTGATTTTGAGTTGGGGGAGGGGTGTTGAC